AAGTGCCAGCGATCTGGATGCGGCTCAGTATGTCAGGCGGCTTATCACCGACCGGAAAAAAAATGCATGGTCAGAGCCCATGTCCTGGTTTGAATGCTCCCCCGATGGCAGACCGGATTGGTGGGGTAAGGCAACCGTAATTGAAATCGGCAATTATCGCTATAAGTCTGTTGAGGCAGAACCGGGACTACCGGGTGATGATGAAGACACGCAACGATCGGCTGATGATGAAGATACGAAAGAGGATGCTGACTTGTCAGAGAAGTTAGCAACCGGGGACGATTCTGCGCCGGCAGAGAAAAAGACAGCCGAGAATTTCTAGGCGATTGATCCATGTCAGGTCCGATTACAGAGATGCCGACTCGCATCTGTCCTTATTGTGGTGCGGTCTATATCGAGGACGCCGAGATGTATGAGGATACGGACCGGTGCCCCCATTGCGGCAGGCAAGTGGATAGTTTTAGTTACGGACCGGATAAGGATCCTCCGGGGATATGAATCGTTAGTTGTAGTTTGTTAGTCCTTGATCTACTCGAGGGGAAAACAAGTAGTTAAATAATTTAAGTTATTCAACTATTTAGCCGATATAAATTTACTCGAGTAGATTGTTCAGGAGAAAAACAAATGATATCGGAGGAAAAAACAATGGCAGAAATATTAGACAAACCGAGTGTTAGTTTTAATTTCGGAGAGAAAGACAAGATCCAGCCCAAAGGCTTTGAGAATGTGAACATCAATGAAGATGTCACAGTCATTGCCAAGGGAAGGGTAAAATCTATAAGCGATAAAAGTGATAACTGGGATAAGGGAAAGAAATTCAGCATAGAATTGAAATCTTTCCAGATCGTACCGCCTGAGAAAAAGGTCACCCTGGACGATGCCATAAAGAACGCACGCAAAACCGTGTAGTTAGATAGTTAAATGGGCGAAGAGTCAAAGCGTAAGAACCGTTTAACAAATTAACCATTTAACGAATAGCGAGGGCATCATGGATGGCAAAAAATTAACCAGGGAAGTCCTGGACTTTCTCGATGAATCAGCACCATCCGATATCCATGCAAACCAGCGCAGGATCTATGAATGTCTGGATATGGCAGTGTCTATTTACTGCCGCGAGACCAGGGGACTCCATGTCGAGGTGGATATCACCACTGTCGAGGACCAGCAAGCATACGATCTCCCCCCGGATTTGATCGATCTCTATATGAAAAACAGCAGTGGCCGGTTTTTCGTCAAATTCTATAATGGCAGCAATTATTCCTGGCCCTTGAAGACCAGCTACGAGAAACTCTTCAAGACAAATCTCACCGATACCAAAGATATTCCCGGCAGATTCGCGATCATCGATAAGGCGGACAAAGAATCCCTTATCGAGGGCACCGCAGACGCAGCCGGTGCGAAATCAGGCGGACACTGTATCCTCCAGGACGACAGTATGCTCTTTACTACCACAAACAGGGCATATCCCAGGGATATCATCCATAATGTCACGGATGTGTCAACCGGTTATGTGCTCTCGATCACGGATGCCACGCACCTGGTTGCTGCACTCTTTCAGGGCAGCAACAATGATTGGACACAGAATGATAGCTATATCATCCAGCCTGCAGCCGAAAAACAACTGGTCCTGGATGCCCCCTCCGGAACTGCAGGCTATATCATAACCGTGCCCTATATCTGCATGCCCTCCCCTGTATTTTCCGATTTTGCCTTCTGGCGCCTTTCATCCAGGACATGTAAGGCCATTGCTGCCGGTGCAGCATCTATATTCAAGATTCCTAAAGGTGAACTGACCGATGCAGCCGTGATGGGCGGACTCTTTTCAGAAGAAATAAATCGGGCACGCATCGAGCGGGCTCAGGCCAGGCTTCAGGGTGGCCGGTATCGCGGACGATATTAAGGGAATAAATCATGGCATTGTCAAAGGCAAAGATCCACACCGAGATCCGGAGCCTGTTACATGAGGCGGCAGCCGGATTCTTTATTAATACTCAGATCGATAACTGGATAGATCAGGCGGCTATCGATATCTCATCCAAGACATTATGCTATGAGGCATCCGATGAAATCACTCTGATCGACAAGATTTTGGATTACGATGTGCCAAGTGACTGTATCAAAGTTTTAACCTGTCAATTTGAAAAGAAAGGCCTCGTGAGGATCTATCCCCGGCACATGGGCCATATTTCAGAGACAATCGCAGGCCGACCGGAATTTTATTATGAATTTGCCGCCAAGGTAGCCTTTTGGCCTGTATGCAATACTACAAACAGTGGAAAGAAGGTCACCGTTCTTTCCGCGAAACAGACCGCTGTTATAACCAACATCGTCGATCAATATCGACCTTTTGCGATCCTCTATGGTTTGTATAGGGGATTTCTCAAGGATAAGAAATATGCCAGTGCAAGTGACATATTAACCGTGTATCTGAATAATCTTCTATTTCATCGGCAGGATCTCCAGGAACGGCCCCCGGACTCCTGGGATATGATGAAGCTTGCGCAGCGAACTGTGACTCTAAAAAGATAGGAAATCATAAGAGAATGACAAAGGCAGACATTCTTATCGAGATCCGTGTACTCTTGAATGAGCTAACCGAGGGTTTCTTTCTCGATAGCGAGATCAATAATTGGATAGATCAATCCGCGGTCGATATCAGCACCAAAACAGGTTGCTACGAGCAAACACATACATTTGAAACTGAAGACGGAACCATGGAGTATGACGAGCCATCCGGCTGCATAAAGACCCATTTTTGTACCAAGGATGGCTGTAAACGGGTGGAACGTTTTGATAATACCTATTGGTCCACTTCAGGATCCCAAAATGAATGGACTGGCACGAGATGGCAGCTCTATGTTGTGCAAAATGGGTCCCAACAGAGAAGTATATCACCAATCGGGACTTGGGCTCAAAATTACAGACCTAGCCGTATAAGAGTGACATATACAGGTGTTGCTCTAGACGGTTTAATGCTGTGGGACACCGAGCAGACTGTGATAGCAGGAGCACTAGACAACGCATTTGAATCAGGGGACTCGTTGGATATTACTTGGGATGGCCATGACATAGGTTGGATTACAGCTGTGATGCCTCCTGAATATCTTTATATCACCAACATAGAATTTTATGAACCAGGCTTTGAGTATAAGGGTTTTATAAAGGCCCATCCACGTCTTGCAGGACATGTCGGGGATGCCATAAGCGGCGAGCCCTGTGCCTGGTATCACGATCACAACAAGATAGGTCTCGTCCCTGTAGCCAATGATGTCTATCCTGCGAAGGCATATTATTCAAAGATAACCGATGATATCACGGATCTTCCTGTTCAATATCAACCGTATGCAATTCTTTACGGTTTGCATAAGGGACTGCTCAAAGATAAGCAACGGAACAGCGCAAAACTTATAGAAATTATATATCTGAATAATCTTCTGTTTCATCGCCAGGATCTCTGTGAGCGGCAGCTCGATAGTAAAGAGATGTTTAAATTACCGAATAGATTATTGGAAAAATAATGGCAGAGAGCAGTAAAAAAATAATAACAATAGAGGAAAAAGCCCCAGCCTCATTTCCTCTTGAACTTCCTGGAGCTCAAGACATCGAACTCACTCGCAAGCAGTTTCTTTTTATGGGGGAATTGAATCCGAGCGAGGATCCTCTGAAGATCGGCGAGCAGAATTTCTCCGTTCTGGAGAATTACCGGTACAAGGATTTCGGCCTTGAGGCTGTAAATGGCTACACCAAGATCAACACGACTGCACTTACGACATATCTTAAAGGCCGCAGTGGTATACAGCTTCGCACCCCATATGCGATCAAATCGTATGTCCTGATCCAGGCAGAGAAGACCGATTTTTCCGAATCCGCGGTAAAAGAAAATCGCACGGCAATCCCATCCCAGGGTGATTTTCAGGCAGGCTCCCTGCATGTGGATCCATCGGGTGCGGGTCTGGGCCGCTTCTCTCTCTATCCCCAAGGCCATATGGCATACTGCAATGAGAAGGAATCCTGCGTGTATGCCGGCGTAGAAACCCGCTGTGCCGGATTCTTTACCCTGTTTGCGGCCAAGATTGTAGGATCGAGTGATATTAGCTTTGTGGATGGCGGCGCCGGAGCGGACACTATTGTGGATGGCGGCGCCGGCTTTCTTGCCGCTGGTTTCAAGGCAGGCCATACCATCACGGTATCAGGCAGTACAAATAATAATGGTGAATTTGTCATAGTAAGCCTTACCACAACCATTATTACGTTAGTAACAGGGGTCTTAACGGCAGAAGCCAACACGAGCGCCACTATCGTAGTCTCTGTTAAAAAAGACCATATCAAGGCGAGTGATTATACAGCGGCAATCAACAATGAGATAAATAGTGCCGCTCAATCAGTTACCTTAGCTGGCTCAATCGGCAATTTGGGGATAGTCTTGTCCACCAGACCCCTCAAATGCGTGAAATATTATATCCGCACAGCAAACGGTACTGCATCCACTACAACCTTTAAATATTGGAACGGAGAGGAATTTACCGCTGTAGGCAATCCTTCAGATGGGACAAAGCCTGGCAGTATATCAATGGCTCAAACCGGGACCTTTTCCTTTGATTCCACGGTGGCCACGGCAAAACCACTCCACTTTGAAGGCCTATATTTATATGCGTATCTCTTTGAACTCTCTGCCGGCAGTGCGGATATCTATCATGTGAGCGTAGATGCACCCTTTCAGGATATGGTGGATGTCTGGGATGGTTCTTACAGGCTGCCCATACAATGCCAGGTCGGGAGAGGCTATGAAGTGGC